TTTGCTGGGTATTTGGAAAGACTATGAACAATTAGAATTGTCTCTATCTATGCCAGAATTAATGGCAACACTAGAGTCAAAAAGAGAGCTTGACTACCAAGAAAAGAAATTCTTTGCTGCTCTTCAGGGTGTAGACCTAGACAAGAATAGTGGACAAAGTTCTAGCAATAAGTGGGAAGAGATGAAGGCTAGAGTCTTTAGTGGTGGCAAAGCCTCCAACTCTAATGATGTCCTTGCCTTGCAGGGTGTAAATGCCCAAAAGGCTGGATTTGGAATTGGAATGGGTCTTGGCTACGAAGATTTAACAAAAAAGACCACAAAATAAAAGCCTTTTATGTTATAATAGGTAAAGCCTCATAGCGGAAGGACTAAAATAATATGAGTACAGAAGTATACGAAGAAAAGACAATTAAGCTAATTGACGGAACAGAGATCAAGGTTCGTCCCTTGAAGATTTCTTTGCTTCGTCCTTTTATGAAGAAGTTCGAGGGTATTGCAGAAGTTGCAGAGGACAACGATAAGTCAATGAGCGTTTTGATGGACTGTGTTCAGATCGCAATGAAGCAGTATAAGCCAGAATTGGCTGAAGACCTGAAGGCTTTAGAGGAGATCTTAGATCTTCCTACAGTCTATAAGATTGTTGAAGGAGCGTCAGGTGTTAAGCTTGGCGAGGTTTCCCTCAATGGTCTTATCAGCAATTAAATAAAGAGGTGTTAGTGTATGGCTGAAGATGCCAATGCCAATATAAGAGTTGATATTGATACCACTGCCGCATTGGCAAGTATTAAAAATCTGCAACGGCAAATTTCAGCCTTCCACACCAACATGGCTAAGGGTGGGGCAGCAGCCGCTGCCACATCCCTAAACCTACAGCAGGGTCTTCTTAATAGCATCAATAGAACTGGCCAATTCTCTGCAACTATAAAAAATGTAAAGTCTACTACAGAATCCTTTACTACCGCACTTGAAAAAAACAAACTCTCTATGCGAGAGTACTTTAGGTATTCTGGTGCTGCAACAAAAACTTTTGGTAGATTATTTACAACTGAATTTGACACAATAAATAAGGTCGCACGTGAACGTGTTAAGGACCTACAGACCCAGTATATTAAAATGGGTCGTGATGCAAATGGTGCTATAAGAGCTATTGCTGTTAGGCCATTAGCACTAGACATGGAAAATCTGAGCACTAAGACTCAGATAGCTGCCCAAAGGCAAGCTCTGCTAAACCAAATGCTGAAGCAGGGCTCAACAAATCTTCTAAACTTTGGTAAAAATACCCAGTGGGCTGGTCGTCAGCTTATGGTTGGTTTTACTGTTCCTCTGACAATGTTTGGAACTGTTGCTGCAAAAACATTTATGGACATGGAAAAGCAGGCAATTCGCTTTAAACGTGTTTATGGTGAAATGTTCACTACTACAGAAGAAACAAACAAAGCCTTACAAGAAATTAAAAATCTTGCTAGCGAGTTTACAAAGTATGGTGTAGCTGTATCAAAAACAATGGAACTAGCTGCTGACGTAGCCGCTACTGGTAAGATGGGGGCAGAGCTAACTGCTCAAGTCGCACAAGCTACACGTCTTGCTGTTTTGGGTGGGGTAGAGCAGTCAGAAGCACTACAAGCCACTATATCCTTGACAGATGCATTTGGAACTTCTGCAGAACAGCTTGCTGGTAAGATAGACTTCTTAAACGCTGTTGAAAACCAAACCATCACCTCTATTGAAGACTTAACTGTTGCTATTCCAAAAGCTGGTCCAGTAGTACAACAGCTTGGAGGAGATGTTAAAGACTTAACATTCTTCCTAACTGCCATGCGTGAAGGTGGTATTAATGCATCAGAAGGTGCAAACGCACTAAAATCTGGTCTTGCATCTTTAATTAATCCAACTGGAAAAGCTGCAGAAATGCTGCAAGGATTTGGAATTAATCTTAAGGGAATTGTTGATTCAAACAGGGGCAACGTTAAGGGCATTGTAATAGATTTTGCTAAAGCTCTAGATACTCTGGATCCACTAAATCGTGCACAAGCAATTGAACAGCTATTTGGTAAGTTCCAGTTTGCACGTCTATCGACATTATTCCAAAACGTTATTAAAGAAGGAAATCAGGCTAGTCGTGTTCTAAAACTAACAAATGCTACAACTGAAGAGCTAGCAATTCTTTCCGAACGAGAGTTGAAAAAAGTTGAAGAGTCTCCAATGTTTAAATTCCAAAAAGCCATTGAAGACATCAAGGTTACACTTGTTCCTCTTGGAGAAGCTTTCCTAAAAGCTGTAACTCCAGTAATTGAATTTGGTACAAAAATTCTTGAAAAATTTAATGAGTTAGATGCTGGAGCAAAACAGTTTGTAGTTGGTCTAACTGCTGTTGCTGGAGTTATTGGTCCAGTATTCCTAATGGGATTTGGTCTTATAGCTAACGGTATTGCAAACGTCATTAAGATGTTTACCTTCTTTAAAACAGCAATGAATAAGGCTGGCACGGCTAGCACACAGCTAGGTATGCAAACTGACTATATGACACAGCAACAGTTAGAAGCATCTGCTGTTGCCGCATCCCTGAACCAGATTCATCAAACACTAACTCAAACGTTTACTTCTGAAGCAGCTGCAATTAATAACCTGTCTGTTGCTTATAGAAAGGCATTAGCTGCTCAGAGCGGAATGGCTGGGGGAGCGATTGCAAGAACAAGGACTCCAAAGAAATATGCTTCTGGAGTAGTATCTGTACCAGGACCAAAGGGTGCAGGAGATGTTGTTCCAGCAATGCTTTCTCCAGGAGAAGCAGTTATTCCAACTAAAATGGCTAAAAAATATGGCCCACTAATTAATGGAATGATTTCAGATAACATTCCAGGATTTGCTATTGGAAAAAAGACTAGGTCTGCACATCTATCTCAGCCAATGGCACACACCCCAGAAGCCTACAGTCAAGTTGAAGCCGCAATTCCAGGATTCTCTAAGCTACCAGAAGAGATTAGATCTTTAGTAGAAGTTCTAACTGATTTAACTGCTGAAAAAACACCTGCTCTAAATACTGCTGCCAAGGGCAGGGGCATGGGCCCAGAGCAGTTTATGGAAGAATGGAATAAAAATCCAGAATCTTTGAGAGATGTACAGAGAAGAGCTGAAGAAGCTGGAGAAATGATTGTTGATCAAGCTAATAGTTCTATTGTTGACGGCATGGATTCACAAATTGGTAAACGAACAACAGCAAAAATATTAACCACTAAGTTAGACAAAACTAAAGATGGATGGTTAGATAAACTAATAGCAGAAACAACTACAGAAGTAATTCAGGAAGGGCTTTCCAGCTCAGATCCAAAGGTTAGAAATGTTGCTGGAGGACTTCAGGCAAGAAAAAATAGAGTTGGCACAGTTAGAACTAGATTTACACAGCTAGATGCTTCAGGCAAAAGAATAACAGCAAACGATGCATTGCAAGATCTTAGAAATCGTGGTTTGGCTACTAGAAAGAGCAGAGGTATTTTTGCAACTCTGCCAGATGGAACTCCATCAAAGCTACAACTAGGAAGGCCATCATATAATGAAGGCTCATCTCCAGAAGCCAAAGCTGCAAAAAGAAAACAGCAAATAGACTTCTCAGCAGCTATAGCTAGAGGAGAAGAGCCAAACGTTACTTGGCGAGACACATCTGCCTCATCTGGAATGTTTAAAAATCAGCCTGGAGGAACATACGAAGCTCCAGAAACAGCTAAAAATAAAAAAGCAAGGCTTGCCGCTGCCATCAACGAAGGAAAGATGGATGCAGATGCTTACAAAAAGTCTCGTTCTCAATCTCTTAGCGGTAGCGACCCATACCTAGAAGCAACAGCAAGAAGAAGCCCACACAAGAAAGCTGCGATTGATGGCAGAGATGATGCAAAGGCTTATTCACAGGCAAAACAAAAGGCTCTTAAGTCTGCTGAACGACAAAGTCTAGCAGCTGCATCTAACCAGGCTCTTTATGGAACAACAGACTTTTCTCCAGAAATGCGTCAAGAAAGAAAGAGACAGCAGGCAGCAAAAAAAGCTGCTAATGCCAAAGCAGCAACTCAAAGAAAGATTCTTGCAGCAGAAAAGGCAGCTGCTGCACAAGCTCAGAAACAGGCTCTAGTAAGCTCTCAAACGGCTGCTACAGCCTCTAAGCAGAGAAAACCTGGAATGGGTCTGGGTGGCATGTCTATGGTCGCTAGCGGGGCTGTAATGGCTGGTTCAATGCTGCCAGGGCCAGTAGGGAAAATGTCTCAAGACCTAATGATGCCAGTTATGATGGCTTCAATGATTCTTCCAATGCTTAAGGGGCCAGTACAAATTGCCATAGCTGCTCTATCTGCAATTGCTGTTGCTGGTTTTGCATTAAAGGGTGCATTTGATGAGGCACAGAATAAGTCCATGAAATTAGCTGAAGCCATGGGTGGCGGTCAGAAAGCAATCGAAGCCTATGCAGAATTTACTGGTTCTGTTTCTGCTGGTCAAATTATGGATAGACGTAGGTCAGATGCTCTGTCTCCATTTACAAGAAAAACTGGAAAGACTACTTTTGGAGAATCTTTTGTTCAATCAGAACAGGGACAGGCTCTGACTAGCTCAACTAGAGAAAGCATTTCTACAGTAGGTAAAGCTGGAACTGAAAATCAACTAGTTAATCAATTAGTTACTGCTGTTTCTTCTGGTGCTCTAGATGCTGGCCAAGCAAGAAGTATTGTAGCTAATCTAGCTACTGAAATTGGAGATGCTTCTTTTGGAATGAGCGTAAATGCAAAGTTGATTGAATTACTAGGTCCAAATGGAGAAAATCTTATAAAAGATCCTTTAACTATTAGAGTTAAGATGTCTGAAGACACCAGACAGCAGGCCAATGCTGCAGGACAAAATATGGCAAAAGCTACAGATCCAATACAAAGACTTGGTACAGCTGCAATGCAAACTGGAGCTATGGCTGGTACAGGAGCTATGGTCGGAAGCTTTATCGCTCCTGGAGTTGGAACAGCAATTGGTGCTGTAGCTGGAACAGTTGCTGGAATTGCCTTAAATGCTGGAAGCGTTGTAGATTCATTTGTAAAAATGGGTACAGCATCTGGGGCAGTTGTAGCTAGCGGAATTTTAGCTTTACAACAACAACAAGAAATGTTGGATTCTTTAGATCTAGAATTTGAAACAAGAAAAGCTGCAGCAATTGCAGCGGGGGATGTTGCTGAAGCTGAAAGATTAACAAATGAGCATTTATCAGCTAGAAAAACAATGCTAGCTGAAAATGCAAAAACAACAGCTACCGTATTAGAAAGTTATGCAAAAGCTGGCTTTGCAGGCCAGGGAGCAATGGGGCAGGCTGTTGATAAAGCAATAGAGCAAAGGTATCAAGATGATCCAGTTATGCAAGCCATGGCAATTGGAGCTAGAGATCAGATAGTTTCTGCTTCTGGTCTAGACCAAACTCAAGAATATCAGATGAAGCTTTTGGTAGCAACTGGCGACCTTGACCCACTTGTGGTTTCTCAACTGCTAACTAACTTTAGTGAAGATGGCAAACAGCTGACAAATGTTCTGAATCTAATGACTAACCTCGGAAGTGCCGATGGTAATAAAGCAATTCAGATAATGAACATGTTCCAAGACAAAGATGGAAACCCTCTCAAGGATCAGCAGACTAAATTTATTGCAGACGTATCTGCAAAAACACCAGCTAATGCAAAGAAATACCTTGATTTATTTGCAGAAATATCAAAAACTTCTGGAATCTTAGATTCAAAAGTTGTCCTTAGTTTTTATAGCAACAATCCAAAAGCAGCTGAGCGATTCCAGGCAATGCTTGATAAAATTAATGCTGTTGACGGTAAGATGAGCATGGACTTTGTTCAAAACTTAATTGGAGAAAGTCAGTTTGAACAATTTAAAAAGAATCAGGCATATTTTGAAAGCTTAGATCCAGTTCAGCAAAAAACGTATATGTCTACTTTTACAAATACTATGCAACTTCAAGGTGATCCAGACATGCAAAAGGCATATAGGCTTTGGTTAACAGAACCTGGAAATGCCAAAAAGATGTTTGAAGATTTTGCTACAACAAAAGCTGTGCAAGTTACGGAAGCAACAACAGATGCTACAAAAGCACCTGCAACTGAGACAGACACAAATACTGGTGGTGGGGGTGCAACACCTCAATCAGTTCTTGACGACATTGTAAAGAGGCTAAGAGATGTTCGTAAGAATCAGATTAAGGTTACTAATGGATGGACTGAGTCTGCGAAGGTTCTAGAAAATCTATTTGGTGGAAATAAGAGTATTAGTATTTTTGGCGGTATTGAGCAAGACATGAGAAGGCTTGGTGCTGGAGAAGACTTAATTACCTTAATTGCTGGCATGGATCCTAAAGAGTTTGAAAAGCAAAAGAATAAGCTATTTACTTTTAACAAAACTGGAGAAATTGTTGGCTTTAAGAGAGGCCTACAGAACATTGGCGATGCCTTAAACTCAATTGCGGTTGGAGAGTTTGTCAATGAGCAGCAGAAAGTTGCCAAGGAAGCAAGGAATCAGGTAGTAGCTTTCGGTCAACTAAGAGCTGCTGGATATTCTGTAGAAGAAGCATACCAAGCAATTCAAGATACTGCAGTTGCAACCGCTGTTGCTACTGGCAAAATGACTAAATCAGAAATGAACAAGATGCTTGCCGATATTAAGGCAGCACAAAAGGCCCTTAAAGAAGCAGCAATGCTAACTCCAGAAGGAATGCAAGAGGTATTTGATGAAGGCTTTAATAAGGCCATGGAAGCCTTTGAAGCAGAGGAAAAGCGTCTTACTCTAGAATTTGATGTAAAGGTTAAAGCAGATAAGGCATTAGTTTCTGCAGCAGAAAATGAAGTTGCAAAAATTCAGTACATTATTGATGACTATGAGGCAGATCTCAAGGGTATTGAAGACCAAGAAGAAAAGATAAATAAGACTTATGACACCAAGCTAGAATCTTTAGAAAAGGTACGAGTTGCTAACCAAAAGATTCTAGAGCAAGAAAAGGGCAAGCTTTCTGTTGCAGAGGCAATCACCCGTGGTGATCTCTATGCTGCCGCTCAAGCTGCTCAGCAAGTTAGAGAGACATCTGCTTCTGGATACTTTGCAAGTCAGACTTCAGCACTTGAGGCTGGTAGGGAGAGAGCTCTTGGTCAAGTACGAGGAGCTATGGGGCTCAGCAGAGAACAGATTCAGCAAAAGATTAAAGACCTTTCTGACCAGATTTTCTTTATTGAAGAAAAGACTCTAGAGCCAGCAAATGAGAGAATTAGATTAGCACAGGTTGAACTGGATAAGCAAATACAATCAATAACAGTTCTTGGTAGAACAAAGACTGAATGGGAAACTGTTAAAAATGGAATTGATTTAGCCAAGGTAAGCAGTGACGGCTATGTAGCAGCTATGCAAGCAGCCTTGGATATTGTCACTGACCTAAAGAACGCTTGGGCTGGTATTGAATCTAAAGAAGTTACACTTACTATTAAGAAGGTTGAGGAAGATGGCACAGGCGGCGGCGGCGGTGGTGGTGGTGGCGGTGGCGGTTCAGCCATAGATTATAAGAACGCTACCACTAAAGATCTAGTCACCTTGACAAAAGATAAAAACACTGCTGTAAAAGCTAGTACAGAAATTGCAAAACGTGCAGGAGTGACTATAGGGAAAACCACAGCAGATACTGCTGATAAAAAGATTACTGCTTATGTGAATAAGGCTGTTGGAAATAACGTAGTTGGACCACCAAAGGGCACAAGCATACGGGCATTAATGAGAGCTGGTGGAGGACTAGTTAACTACATGGCAAATGGAGGATCTCCAAAGTTTATTAAACCTTCATGGGCTAAAACTATGGGGACTGATAGAATACCAGCCATGCTTACTCCTGGAGAGTTTGTAATAAACAGACCTGCAGTTTCAAAAATTGGTGTCCAACCTTTGAACTCAATTAATAATGGAGAATATCCTGGTGGTTCAGTGTATAATTATAACCTAAGTGTTAACGTTTCTTCTGTATCAGACCCTAACGCTATAGCACAAACTGTAATGGCTCAAATCCGCAGGGTAGAGTCTCAAAGAATAAGGAGCAATAGGTTCTAATGGCTACTAACGTATATATGACAAATAGGAAGCAATACCAGCGTCCTCAGGCCATGCTTTGGGCAAATAACCCAGGAACTATTACTGACGGAATTTATGTTCCTAATGGCTTTGAAGTTGGCCAAGACACCACAGAAGCTCTTCAAGGAGACCTATTAAATGAGTTCTTAATCCTTTCTGACGACAATAGGTCTTCTCTAGAATTCCAGCCACTAAGAATTGAACGAAGAGAACGAATGATTAACGGAAGAATGCGTTCATACCACATTGCTGACAAGCTATCGATTTCTACTTCTTGGTCAATGCTACCATCAAGATCTTTTTCAGCAAAACCAAACTTTAATGAAGAAGGTACACCGTCATTGCTTGAGTCTGGAAATAGAGAGCCTGGCCTGGATGAATCTTTTGAGATAGTCCCAAATATTACAAACTTATCAGAGAAGTTCACTACTGATGGTGGTGCAGGTGGAGTTGAAATACTAAATTGGTACAACGCTCACAAAGATTCTTTTTGGGTATATCTTGCATACGATAAGTATTCTAACTTTTCAGATAACGACGAAGATAAGTACTCTAGGCTAGGACAGTATAACCAGATTATAGAAATGTATATTTCTGACTTTAACTACTCTGTTCAAAAACGTGGTGGTTCTAATTATGATTTTTGGAATATTTCTGTAACTCTAGAAGAGGTTTAAATGTTTGATAGTAAAGAATTAAACGACCACTTAAAGACATCTTCTACAGTAAAATCTCAAACTGCCATTATCGCAGAATGGAACATGAACTTTTTTGAGAATATTGCAGATATTGGTAACTATAGATATAGACCGCTTTTGGGGGTATCGCAAAAGTATGGAACAATACCAAATAATTATGACCCAAGAGATGTAGGAAATTTTTATACTGGTGCTACAGATGCAGACACAGTTGTTGACGGCGGGTTTAAGGAAGATGGACAAACTCCAGAAATCTTTAGGCCTAAAAAAGAAAAAGAAAAACTGTTATTTTCTCTAGAAGAATGTTTTGGAAAGTTTAGACCAAGATCTGGAATAAACAAGCTTAGGTACGATATAACTGGAAAGTATTTGCACCACAGTAATACTGATATGTTTAATCGCCCTAGATACTACATGCCAGATAAAACTGATAAGTTTAAGTACTGGACCTCTTACAGAACTGAAGATGGAAAAGAATATGGTGTTGCAAACAATACCGTTAACGACTCACACTATATAGAAGACACAGCTCCATACGTTGTTTATAAAAAGCCAATTCCAGCTAACAGGATTGTCATTAAAACTCAGACTAACGTTGGAGATATAGATCTTGGCCCATTCTCAGATTCTTCTGGCATTTTTTCAGATCCATTTTTTGGGGAACAAAATAAGACAGTTCCAGTAAAATGGAAGGTTCAATACCTAAAGAATAATATCTGGACAGATGCAATATCATTTGACAAGAACTCTCTAAGAAACAACGGAGATGCTATTTTTGGAGCAGATGGTTATCTAGAAATTGGGTACGGAATAATAGTGCCTGAAAAATTTAGATCTAATTTTATAAGTAATGGAATTGTTGCCTCATCATCTATTTTGCCATTAGACAATCAAGACGGACAGGCTTATCTAGTTAAGCAAAATAGCTCTGACGTAGGAACTTACTATGTTTGGAATAATGGACAGTATGAAACTTTCCCACCACTTTATGGATGGTATGTTGCAGATGAGAATGTAGATCAACTTACAAATTTTGTGACAGATACTGTTTCTCCACAAAGGTATGCAGAAGGTCAAAACGGAATTATTGAATATGAAGAGTTCTTATTTATATCTGGAATTCGTATTGTTGTAGATACAATGAATAAGTTTGGCTCAACCTTTGACTTAATTGAGCTTTCTCCTCGTCTTGCAGTAGACTTAACTGGCAAAACAGTATCTTATAACTTACAAAAAAGTGCCTCTGATCTTGGCATAAGTGGTTTGCCAATAGGACAATTGCTTGCTGCTACTGGAGAGCTAAGACTATTTGATTATGACCAAGCATTTAATTCAAACAACTACTGGGACCCAATCTCTGGATTAGGAAGCATTATCTCTGAGTATATCAATAAAAATATTCAGATAAAATTTTATGAAATTATTTCAGATGTACAGATAACCGATGAAACTGGTAATAAAATCTCTAAGACATTCTATGTGCCAATAAAAACGATGTACTCTGAGTTTTTCCCAGAATCAAATTCAAAAACAAGAGAGCTATCCATAAAGTTAAGAGACCTATTTTTATACTTTGAATCTCAAAGTGCCCCAGAGCTTTTGATTCCTAACGTATCTCTGTCATATGCAATGTCGACCATATTTGACAATATTGGATTTTCTAATTATTCCTTTAAGAGAATTCCTGGGGAATCTGACCCAATCATTCCATACTTTTTTGTCGCTCCAGATAAAAGCGTTGCAGAAGTTTTGCAAGACTTAGCAAAAGCTACTCAGACAGCAATGTTTTTTGATGAGTATAATAATTTTATTATGATGAGCAAAAACTATATTTTGCCATCAGAGTCTGAACGGAAGCCTGACTTTGTTTTAGTTGGGTCAAAAGACCAAACAAAAAGCGGCATAGTAGAAAACCAAAAGGCATCTTCTATAACAACCATTGGCAACATTGTAGACATAAGCTCACAAGAAAACAATGTTTATAATGATGGAAAAATTTCTTATATCAACAGGTATATTCAAAAAACCATGGGGTCCATAAAGCAGGCTTACGTTGCCGATAAAGACATTACTTGGATATATAAGCCAGCCTTGCTATGGGAGGTTGCTGGCACAGAGCAGCTTAAGCCAACTAATGGACAAACTGCAACATCAAATAGGTATGCCCTTGCTGCAATTCCCTTAAACTCTAGCCTGGATACATCTTTACCAGAGGTAGTAAATCACGAGCTGATAAATAATGTCATAGATCTTGGTGATGGAATTTTGTATATTGGAAGATACAATGGATATTTTTATTCTAATGGAGAAGTTATTAAATACGATGCTGTTGAATATAACGTATCGGTTTTGCCATCAAGCGTCATAAACTCTAGGTTTACTGGAGGAAATGTTTGGATAACAAGTGCACAAGAATATGAAGACTACTTCTCCAAGCTATCGTTTAATGGAAAAATTTATCCAACTGGGCGTGTAAGGATTTATGCAGAGCCAAATTACGAGACATTTAATGGGGTAACCGTTATGGCCAATGGTCCAGTGGCAAAGCATGGTAGAGCACAATTTGGAACAACCATTGCAAACCATTCAGCAGGCCTAGATCAGCATTGGACTAATAATGATAATATCTTTGGTTGCAATATGGACTCTAAATATCTTTTTGGAAATACTGTTTTTGAAAATGCAATTGGTACTGGTAAAGCTGGACAAAATAAAAGCTTAGCAACAAAAACCTCTAGGTCCAGCTTAATAAAAAACTATTTATCATTTTCTTATAATGAAGAGGCCTCTAGGAAAAATAAACTATCTGCAACTTCAGAAACAGTTCAGTCTTCTGCCTTAGTCATGAACGGTCCATCTTTTTCTGCACAAGAATCCCCAATTGATTTTATTTCTTATGTCAACAAGCCGTTGAATAATTCTTTTAAGCATTTCGGAACTAGAATGCGAATTATCGGCAAGATTGAAAACAATGAGGTTTCTATCCAAACTGCTGCTGGGGCAACTACCTACTATAATGTGTCTACAAGCACTCCAGAAGAAAGTGTTGCCGTTAGTGGAGGTAGTGGAGGACTTGCAGCCCTGTTAAACCCAGAAACCAACAACGGATATTATTTTGAAATAGCTGCACTATCAGAAAGCAATATAGATAAATACTCAACCTCAGAAGGTGTGGCCAACGTATTCTTTTATAAAATTATGCAGAATAAAAGTTTTGATAAGGAAACAAGCTCAAACCTTCCTGGAGCCTATACAGTAACAACCTTAACTGCACAGGTTGATGGGGCACTGCTTATTGGTGGTTCTACTGTTGAAATTGGACAAAGAATTTGGCTAAAGGGACAAACAATAGCCGAACAAAATGGATACTATCGAGTAACCTCTCCAGGATCTACAAATACAAAATGGACGCTGGTTAGAAGTGAAGATGCGATTCCAGTAAAACTTTGGAGCGGACTAACTAACATAACCGTTGACGATGGAAATTTTGCAGGGCAGTCAAGGGTAGTAGCAGAAGAAACAACAAAGGTATACGATCTTGCTCTAGAGTACCAAGACTTTGGATCATTCAGGAGATTCTTCCTATATCTAAATGATACTCAGATTGCAACAGTTGATGATACCTCTCCTCTGCCACTAGTAAATGCAAATAATATGGCTCTATTCGTTAGAGGAAGCTCTCACTGTATGTTTGAAAACCTTTATGCTTTGGCAAACAACTATAGCCAGAACTCTAGCTTTGCATCAGACCCTGTAGCAAATTCAATTTTTACAAATAAGATAAATATTTCTGCAAATGAATCTTTTAGAAAATACGCTATTAGTGGTATTATACAGCCAACATATCTTTCTGGAATTAATCCAGCAGAGCCACCTAAGTATAATATTTACTACGAGGAATTTGGATCAATTATGAGAGAAGCTGCTTACTTTAATGTTAAGTATGATAAGGCTTATCCAGCTTTGTATGCAATGATATCCCCAACATTCAACAAGATTCGTGGATACACGGTTTCTGGATTTTTTGCTGGAGCATACGGAGCAGAATTCCTAATCTTTAATGCTACAGACACTTTCCTATTCTTTGACGAGCAAGTTGGGAATTATTTAAGAATTCAAGGTATTACATTTACACAAGACTCTAGAAACGAACTTACAGTGGATGATTATTTTGATAAAACTTCAGACTTCTCTAACCCTCAGGTAAAAGAAGATATGACGATATTGTCCCCTATCAAACAAAAACAATTATATGATGATATCAAGAATAGTAGAATTACTTATGGCAAAAATGAATTTTCTCTGGAGTCGCCATACATTCAAAGTAGAGACGAGGCAGTTCGAGTTATGGAATGGCTAATCTCTAAAACATCAAAGCCAAGAAAATCTATTGGAGTAAGAATTTTCTCAACGCCAACTATTCAGCTTGGAGATATAGTCTCTATAGACTACAAGGATGAGGATGCTGAGTTCTGGTTTAAGCCAGAACAAAGATTTGTAGTTTATAGTATTCAACATGATAAAGATGTTTCTGGTCCAGGAATGGTATTATATCTAAGTGAGGTTGTCTAATGGCAGAAAACGATAACTCGGTTATTGGTAGAAGAGTAGAGCCAACCCCAAATGTTCCGTTGCCAACGCCAACTAGGACAGATCAGTCTGTAAAATCTGCTTCTCCAGATATCATTATTTCAGATCCTGGAGACACAGCAGTAGATCTAATCTTAAAATTAACTTTAGAAAAAATTGGGGCACAAGAGCTAATAAGCCTTGTAAGACATGACACAGTTAATGGACAAAACATAGCCTATCAGCCAGTAAAGAATATTTCAGAGGTTGCGATTGCCTATAACCCACAAAATATAATTGCTATTCCAGACACAGCTGACACATTCTTTAAAAACTTTGCAATAAAGCTAGACACTCATACCCCACAGTACGATCCTGACGCAATATACGTAGACATGATAGCTAGAGACAATAACGTATTTTTTGATGCTGTTAATAATAGAATTATTATTGAGCTTACAAACCTAAAAAGAGACTATGAAATAGAGGTACAGATGATAGCTGCTGGACAAATTTTTAATGATACAATATATGAAGAGGATGTTTCGTGATTACTAATTCTGGAAAAAACTTATTGGCAAAATACCTGATCGGTCAGGCCCCTTCTTATGCCTCCCATATTGCCCTTGGCTGTGGCCAGTCCCCCAAGGCAATAGATTATGTGTTTACAGACAATGACATACAGGAAATTCTAGATAAAAAGAATCTAGACTTTGAGATGTTTCGTGTTCCAATAACATCTAGGGGCTATGTCAATGAAGATGGAATATCTAAAATTGTTTTAACTGCAGAGTTGCCAACAGTAGAAAGATATGAGATTACTGAAATTGGCATATACTCATCAGGCTCTAATCCAACAGCTGGAGCATATGACAGCAAACCCGTTTACTCTTTTACAAGAACAGAAAACTGGGAGTATCACACTTCTACTGCTGCTACGTCGATTCCAATTATAATCCAACCACTAGGAACAGAAGCTGATCCAGATGAGATTCAGCAACCATCTCCAGTTTTTCAAACTAACGCAGACAACAAAACTTTGCTAGAAGCTTCAAGAATTGCAAGATATGAATCTTGTCGCTATTTAAATAACATTATCATGATAGCTGGTGGAGAATCAACTATATCAACTGTTAGTGGAAAAATGGTGCCTGCTGAAGGATCTAACCATATACATCTAACTGGTGCAAATCTTGACTTTAATAAAAATGCGGCATCTGATGAATTACGTTTTGCTTTTTCTGTGGTAAACAAAGACGCTTACGACTCATTAGAGCCAAGCAGAGTAAAGGTATTGATTGAATTTGCTTCTTCTGACGATGACTCTGCTGCAAATTATGCTCAATTTCAGGTAGACCTAACAAATGGTACTGGAACTGGGCAGCATGATTTTGAAAATAATAGATACGTTGTGCAAACAAAAGCTTTAAAAGATTTAGTCAAGAGCCCAAGCTTTACTTGGAATGCTGTAAACGTAGTAAAAATTTGGGCATCTGTTCTGGATTCAGGCGGTAATCCAACAGACAATTACTACGTTGCTTTAGATGCTCTAAGATTGGAAAACGTTACTTCTACCAATCCTCTATATGGCCTGACAGGATACTCTGTTGTAAGGTCACAGGATGCCCTTCCAATTGTTAAAATTGCTAACACTGCAAACCTGGTAGAGTTTCGTTTTGCACTAGATGTTGATCTGGGGATAAACAATGTCAGTTAAACAGGCAATTGTTGAAAATCAAGATTTCCCGCCATTATCTCCAGATGGAGAATACTTATTGAGGTACAGGATTGTTTCGGAAGATAAGAACAGAACCTCTCACTGGTCTCCAATACATAAGGTTAATGTTTCAAGTCTTATAGACCCTGTATCTGGAGATATCCGTGCACTAAATGATTCTCTAGGAGTATCAGTGATATGGGGAAAATCAGACTTACAGCAAAAATATGATATCTTTGTAAGCTTTGGCATCTATAACGTAGGAACTTCAACAGTTGATTGGGGAAATTATTCTTATCTTGGTTCTTCTAATACGGAGACCTACTCGTTTCTAAGGGGATCCACACATACAGATATAAGGGTAAAAGTTCAGCTTGCTGGCATAGAGAAGGTAGTTAATCCAATACTGAACCTATGTACCCTTGAGAAATCACTAAGATAGATAGGGTTGTGTTATAATTAACCATGGCTAAAATTCCAACTCCAGACAGGGGACAGCCCCTTGATGTTTCTTATGTTTATCAAATTGTAGAGGCAGTTAATGATCTTGCTTCTCAAATATCCTCAGCAAGATATAAGTATGCATCCATAGATACAACTAATGGAAATGAAAGCACCTTGCTAACAGACACAAAGGTTGTTGCTGGAGAAAAAGTTATATATCCAACTCTGACTAACGTAACTGCAGAAAGCACACAATCTTTTTCTTACTCATTTAAAGGCGAGTACAAGTATCCTCCAATCGTAACAGTAACCCCAGTGCTAATTGAGGGAACTTCTTCTGGTCAGGATGTCTCTGTTGTTATTCAAAATGTTACCAACTCATCAGTCAATGGTATTGTGAGATTTAATACTGGAGGGTCTCTGGCCCTAAAGGTACACATCATTGCTGTAGGTATTCCAGACTAAAAATGGCTAAAAAGCATGGCCCTATGCATATGTCAGAGTATAACTCTGCCCCAGCAATTTCAGGGAACAAAAAGGTATGGTTCTTAAATGGTGATCTGGTTAGGGTTCACCACCTAAACAAGTCAAACGGAATTATGTCTGTTTATAATATTATTAAGGATCAGATAGAAAGTTGCCTAATCTCTGATTTTAAAAAGAATCGTGAAAGAGCATATACAGTTGGAGAGACTGCTTCCCTAGTTAATCGTCATAAAAAGTATATGCCCAGCTTGATGAAAAGAGGTGTTATCCCTTTCCCTACAGGCTCTCAAAAAGGCGGGGATACAGGGTGGCAGGTCAGGTCTTATTACTCTGAATCACAGGTAAGGGAAATTCGTGATATACTTGCTACCTACCACATGGGTAGGCCAAGATTAGATAAGTTAATAACCAACGATATAACCCCATCACGTCAAGAGTTGACAAGGCGTATGGGAGATGGTATACTGACTTATACTAAAACAGAAGATGGACGATTCATTCCAGTTTGGTCTGAATCTATTTAACAGAAAGATACGGGTATGGAAAACGACAGCACTAAAGTTAAAGTAGCACTAGGATATACACTAAACCTTGGAAACTTCCAGTCGCTAAGGATTGACCTAGAGGTTTCTGACAGCAAGCGTGATGCTGAGACTACAAACGACGCATTTGAGCGTGTCTATGAGTTTGTTGAGAATAAGCTGGCAGAAAAGGTTAAAGAAGCTTCTGCTGAAATTGAAAGCAGATAATGGCAGATCGCAAAGACCGTATGGCTTTGCTAAGCAGATACAGTAAGCTTCATAAGATAAGGTATCAAGAAAAGCCATTATTAAATTTAAATGTTGAGCAGTGGGCATCGGACGCACTCATCGAATCGTTTGGTTTGGATATCTGCTACGATATGCTAGAATATTATTTCGATGTCAGCCCCAGCCCAAACTGGAAATATTTTGCAAATTATGCAGACACAATTATAGCTTCTAGAGAACGACTTGTTCAGGATCTAAGAGAGCGATCAGAGAGACGAAAGAAAGCAAAAGAGTGGCTAAGTGAATAACACAGAAGCAAAATTAATATCTGCTGTCTTGGGCGATAGGCAAGTCCATGTTTTGTTGCAGGCTAACGTAGAGAACATTTTACGTACCCATAATGACGTTTGGCAGTTTATTAGGAAGTACTCTGAAGCAAATGGAGTCGTTCCTCCTGCAAGTCTTGTTGTAGAGAAATTCAGAGACTTTTCAATTGTTGAAAATGTTGGGGCTACTAAGCATCACTTAGAAGAGCTGCAGGCAGAATACCTTAGTGATAGTCTAAAAGATATCCTTGTTTCAACTGCTGCTGATGTTCAGGGTGGTAAGGGTTCAGAGGCATTAGAAAATATAATTACCAAAACCTCAGAACTAAAAAAGAATACTGCAGTAATTAGGGATATCGATGTAACAGATATTGAATCAGCAGTTGCATATTTTGAGAATGTTCAAAAGCAAAAGGCTTTGGGTGCTGCAGGAATTAAAACAGGGTTGCCAGGATTTGATAACTATCTTCCTGCAGGAATTATGCCAGGACAGCTTGGAGTCTTTCTAGCTTATCCAGGTATTGGAAAATCTTGGCTATCTTTATACTTCGCAGTACAGGCATGGAAGCAAGGCAAGTCTCCAATGGTTATTAGCCTTGAGATGTCGGAGACAGAGGTTCGTAATCGTGTGTTTACTATCATGGGCGAAGGTCTTTGGTCTCACCGTAAGATCAGTAATGGCGAAATTGAGATTGAAGACTTGAAGCGTTGGCACAAGGCAAACGTCGAGGGTAGGCCAGAGTTCCACATTATTTCTAATGACACTGGTGGAGACATTACGCCATCTGTGCTACGTGGAAAGATTGATCAGTATAAGCCAGACTTTGTTATCGTAGATTATCTACAGCTCATGAGCCCAAATCAAAAGTCAGAAAACGAAACTGTCAGGATGAAGAATCTTTCTCGTGAGCTAAAGCTTATGGCTATTGGTGAAGAGGTTCCAATTATGGCAATCTCATCAGCTACTCCAGATGACGTAACAAAGCTAGATACAGTTCCTACACTTGGTCAGACTGCTTGGTCACGTCAGATAGCGTACGATGCTGACTGGGTGTTAGCTATGGGCCGTGCCACAAACTCAGATATTCTTGAGTGTGTTTTTAGAAAAAATCGTAATGGTTTTATGGGAGACTTTTTAGTCCAGGCTGACTTTGACAGAGGTTGGTACAAGTACAAGGATTATGAAGATAAGTAGTTATAATTGGGTATGGACAATCTACACCATAAACCCATTAAGAGATTCTCTTTAGATGGCAACATCTACGATGACTCAGCTATCCCAAGATTAAAAATTGAATACATTAGGCTGCTAGTCTCTGAAATGAAAATTGCGGGGTACGTTCCAAGATTTGATATTGACCCAGACTTCACAATGCGGTATAATGAACATGCAGAAATATTTGAATTTAAATTATCGATATACGGAATATACATAGGAAAGAAAAAAACAGAGTGGATAATAGGACTAGACGGGACAAAAGTAATCTCTATACAAAAGAGCAAATTAAGCGAATTCTCACGGGAACAGGTATAGATGTCGAGTCTGAAGTAGATTCTGACTTTATTATTTTCTGCCCTTTCCACAACAACTCTCGCAGTCCAGCTGGAGAAATCGATAAAAAGACTGGAATGTTTTACTGCTTTTCTTGCCACAAGATTTCAGATCTTACAGAATTCGTAATGTTTACATCTGGCAGAACCTACTTTGAATCGGTTCGATTTATTAAAAGCAAAGAGCAAGAAACAAATATTGAGCAGGAAATTGTTAGGCAGCTTCACACAAAGCCAGACTATGTTCAGTATGACGAAGTTCAAATTAAACGACTACATCAGCAAGCCCTAGACTCGCCAAGAGCAACAAGTTATTTCTTTGGAAGAAAAATTACAAAAGAGTCTATGTTAAAGTTTGATTTAGGATTTTCAGAAAAGCAGGACATGGTGACTGTTCCTGTACACTCTCCAGACGGAATGCTTATTGGATTTGTTGGTAGATCTGTTGAGGGTAAAGAGTTTAAGAATACTCCAGGTCTACCAAAAAGCAAAACACTATTCAATCTTAACCGTGTTAAAACAGCAGATAAGGTTTATGTGGTAGAATCTTCTTTCGACGCAATAAGATTGGACCAGGTAGGATTTCCAGCAGTAGCAACTTTGGGAGCTAACGTGTCTGGAATGCAAATAGAACTTCTTCAAAAATACTTCAATGACATTCTTGTCATTGCCGATAATGATGAAGCAGGCGGAAACATGAAAAACAGGCTGATAGAAAAGCTTGGATCTCGTGTTTCTGTTATACAACTAAATAATAAATACAAAGATATTGGCGATATGTCAGATGAAGACATTAAGGCTTTAGAGTTTAAATTTGACAACGCTATAGCCAATATGCTAAAATAAGAAAACAACAAAAGAAAAATAGGAGAAAACATGAGCGTAACTAAGGGACTAAAAGACATCAATGCCCTGCTTGACAAGCCGAAGTATGAAGGAACAGGAAGCAAGGTTCGTTGGCTAAAGCTAGCTGACGGACAATCAGTAAAGATTCGTTTTATTGAAGAGCTAGACGAAGATTCGCCAAGCTACGATGCAAAGCGTGGTCTTGCAATTGTTGTAAAGGAACACACAAATCCAAAGGACTACAAGCGTAAGGCTGTAGACACTATGGACACTGAGGGACGTGACTGGGCAGAAGAGATGCACAGAAAAGACCCAAAGGCAGGATGGAAGGCACGTCTTCGTTTTTACTGCAACGTGCTAGTTGACGACGGCATTGAGGATCCTTATGTGGCTATTTGGTCTATGGGAATCAGCAAGCAGTCAGCGTTTAACACAATTCGTGAGTTTGCCCTAGAGACAGGAAGCATCTCAAACCTTAGCTGGAAGCTAAAGCGTAGTGGTCAGAGCACTGAGACTACTTACACGCTTATCCCATCAGGTCCAGATTCAGAGCCATTCAAGTGGGACAGCATTGAGCCATTCCCTCTAGAGCTAGCTTTGCGTAATATTCCTTATGCAGAGCAAGAGGCTTTTTACCTAGGCTTCGATACCCCATCAGCAACATCTTCTACCAACATTGATTGGTAGTAGGTAAAAGTATATGGGTTACGTTGGCTTACACGTTCACACACACTACTCTCTTTTTGATGGCATTGCCACACCACAAGAGTATGTAGATCGTGCCCAGGAGCTGGGAATGCCTGCCTTGGCAATCACGGATCACGGTTCACTATCTGGTCACAGAGAAATGTATCGTGCTGCAAAAGAGAAGGGCATTAAGCCAATACTTGGCATAGAAGGATATATCACTGAGGATCGTTTTGACCACCGTGACAAAGACGAGAGAACTGGTCCCCTAGACTTAGTTTATAATCACATTATCCTTCTTGCCAAGAACAAAAAGGGTTTGGAGAATCTAAACAAGCTAAATGAAATTGCTTGGACAGAAGGATTCTTTAAGAAGCCTAGAATCGACTATGAGGTTCTAGAAAAATACAAAGAGGGAATTATTGTTTCTTCTGCATGTCCATCTGGAGTTCTAGCAAAAGCTATTGAAGCTGGAGAATTAGCTGTAGCCAAGAAGCATATCAAATGGTTTAAGGATGTCTTTGGTGATGACTACTACATTGAAATGATGCCGCATACAGCTGCAGAAATTAATCATGTACTAGTTCAGCTAGCTGACGAATTCGGGGTAAAGATGATTGCAACCCCAGACTGCCATCACTCACACACTGGGCAGAAAGAGATCCAGGAACTAAAGCTAATCCTCAACACCTATTCTAATAAGGTCCAGAAGGATGCTACGTACGAGAAATCAAAAAAGTATGAGAGTCTTATGGATAGACTTGATTACCTTTATGGTGCAGACAGACAGATGAGCTTTAACAAGTTTGATATCCACCTACTATCTCATGAAGAGATTAAAGCTGCAATGGAGGCTCAGGGCATTGATCGTCCAGACATGTATTCTAATACCCTAGAGGTAGCAGATAAAATTCAGGACTATGGAATTAAAGACCACCTAAACCTTTTGCCAGTACAATACCAAGATCCAGACGGAGAGCTGAAGTCTTTGGCACTTGAGGGGTTAAAGGCTAGAGGTCTAGAAAATAACCCAGAGTATTTAGCAAGGCTTGATGAAGAGCTTAAGGTTATTAAGGATAAAAACTTTGGCCCATACTTCCTAGTTGTTCGTAGCATGATTGCGTGGGCAAAGAAGGAAGATATCATGGTTGGTCCAGGACGTGGATCTTCTGCTGGTTCATTGCTTTGCTATACCTTGGGCATTACTGACATTGACCCAATTAAGCACGGTCTTCTATTCTTCCGCTTTATTAATCCAGAACGTAATGACTTCCCAGATATTGATACAGATATCCAGGATAACCGTCGTGAAGAAGTTAAGGACTATCTAGTTAGACAGTATCGTCACGTGGCATCAATCGCAACCTTCTTATCATTTAAAGATAAGGGCGTAGTGCGAGATATTGCTCGTGTGCTCAATATTCCATTGCCAGATGTTAACAGGGTCATGAAGCTTGTAGACACATGGGACGAATACTGCACATCAAAATCTACTGCAGAATTCCGTCAAAAATATCCAGAAATTGAAAAGTATGGAGAGCAATTGCGTGGACGAATTCGTGGTACTGGAATCCATGCTGCAGGAGTTGTAACATCAAAAGAGCCAATCTTTAGGTATGCCCCAATGGAAACACGATCTTCTCCAGGGTCTGACGAAAGAATTCCTGTGGTAGCTGTTGATATGGCAGAGGCAGAACGTATTGGTTTAATTAAGATTGATGCTCTTGGTCTAAAAACTCTTAGCGTGTTGCAAGATACGCTCAAAATAATTGAAGAAAGAAACAAGAAAAAGATTGACCTTCTATCTGTAAATATGGAAGACAACAAAGTCTATGAGATGCTTTCTTCAGGGTACACAAAGGGAGTCTTCCAATGTGAAGCTACGCCATACACAAATCTGCTAGTTAAGATGGGTGTAAAAAGCTTTAACGAGTTAGCTGCTTCTAATGCTCTTGTTCGTCCAGGTGCCATGAATACCATTGGTAAAGACTATATTGCTCGTAAGCATGGTAAGCAAAATATTAGTTATCACCACCAGGTAATGAAGGCATTTACACAAGATACTTACGGATGCATCTTGTATCAGGAACAGGTTATGCAGGCGTGTACAGAGCTTGGTGGTATGACTATGGCTGAAGCTGATAAGGTTCGTAAGATTATTGGTAAGAAAAAGGATGCCAAGGAGTTTGACCAGTTTAAGGACCAGTTCGTAGCTGGAGCCTCTAGATTCCTTACTCCAAACGCCGCTCTAGACCTGTGGACGGACTTTGAGGCCCATGCTGGGTATTCCTTTAACAAGTCCCACGCCGTGGCTTATTCAACGCTGTCTTACTGGACAGCATGGCTAAAGTACTATTACCCACTAGAGTTCATGTATTCTTTGCTTAAGAATGAAAAAGACAAGGATGCAAGAACAGAGTACTTGATTGAGGCAAAGCGTATGGGGATTGCAATTAAGCTTCCACACGTTAATGACTCAGATGCAGACTTTAAGATTGAAGGCAAGGGTATTCGTTTTGGCTTGACTGCAATTAAGTATATCTCCGATAACATTGCATCAAAGTATATTGCTGCAAGGCCATTCAAGAATTACAAGCATCTAGAAGAATTTACATTCACTAAGGGTAGCGGAGTCAACAGTAGATCGCTTCAGGCTTTGCGTGTGATTGGTGCTGCAACTTTTGAGGACCAGCCAAGAAACGATGATGAGATTAAGGAAAACCTGTATGAATATCTTAATCTTCCAGAGTTTAACATTACAGTGCCATCTCACTATTATGCATTCATTAACTCTGTCGAAGACTTTGAAGAAAAGGGTGCGTTTGTTTTGATGGGGATGATAAAGTCAATCAAGCGTGGCAAGGGTTGGTCTCGTGTAGAGATCTTAGATAAAACTGGAAGTGTAGGAATATTTGATGAAGAGCAAACGAGTATTGAGCCTGGTAGGAGCTATCTCCTTCTATGTGATAACAATCGGATTGTTACTGCTATCCCTGTGGATGAAATTAAGCAGTCTGAAAGTGGACTTGTTAAATTTCTAGGGTATAAGCAGTTGCCATACAAAGACGATGAAATGTTTGTGGTATCATTTAAGCCTAGAATTACTAAGGCTGGAAAAAAGATGGCATCGCTAACATTAGCAGATACGGCAAGAGACTTGCATTCTGTAACAGTATTCCCTACAGCTTTTCCAAAAGCTTATATGAAAATCCAAGAAGGATCTGCTTATAAATTTAGTTTTGGTAAAACAAAAGATGGAACAGTAATTATGGAGGATGTAGAAAATGTATAAAGACTTGGATGAAATGGCAAACGAAATTCATGGTACTGCTGTAGAAAAAGGATTCTGGCCTGACAAGGTTGACGATATCTTCATAACTAAGCAACTAATGATGATTGTATCAGAAGCTGTAGAGGTTATGGAAGCTATTCGTAAGGACAAGGGAAGGCAAGAAGTCTCAAGCGAAATGGCAGACATTATTATTAGGACACTTGATTTATATCAGGGCTTAGTAGATAATGGATATGTTGATGCAACCTTACAGGCTGCAATAAATAATAAAACTAATTTTAATAAATCGAGACCAGAAAGACATGGAGTAAAATTTTAATGGTTACTGTATACACCAAGCCGTCATGCGTACAGTGTGATGCAACAAAAAGAATGATGGACAAGCTTAAGATTGAATACTCAACTGTAGACATAACCACTGACTCAGAAGCATTCGACATGATAGTCTCTAAGGGCTTTAAATCAGCTCCAGTAGTAATTACAGATAATGATTCTTGGTCTGGTTTTAATCCAGAAAAGATTTCAGGATTGGCAGACTAATGACAACAATGGAAGAAGCTCTAGCAGCCCTAGATCCTAGGATTAGGAAGCGTTTATCTAGTGGAGTTGGCTTTAAGATTGAGCATATAAAGACTCCAAGCTTTGGAATGAATCGTGCTCTAGCTGGTGGGTTACCGCTTGGAAGACAGGTTCTTATTTGGGGCAGCAAGTCAAGTGCCAAGTCTTCTCTATGCCTTCAGATGATTGGCGAAGCTCAAAAGGAAGGCAAGCTATGTGCCTGGATCGATGCTGAAATGTCTTATTCAGAAGAGTGGGCAAAGTCTATGGGTGTAGACACAGATAACCTTATCGTGTCACAGGCAAGAACTATTAATGAGATGGTAGACGTGGGGACAAGCTTAATGAATGCTGGGGTAGACATAATTGTTGTTGACTCCATTACTTCGCTACTTCCTGCAATTTATTTTGAAAAAGGTACAGATGAGCTAAAGGAGCTTGAAAATACCAAGCAGATTGGTGCAGAATCTAGAGACTTTAGCAATGCATGGAAGATGTTAAATTATGCTAATAACAAAGTTAAGCCAACGATGCTCGTTCTTATTTCTCAGTCTAGAAATAATATTAGTGCTATGTATACTAGTCAGCAGCCATCTGGTGGCCAGGCTACTAAATTTTATTCCTCGACTGTTATTAAGCTTTTTTCATCTGAGTCAGACAATCAAGCAATCAAGGGAAAGATCAAGGTAGGAGACAAACTAATTGAAGAAAAGGTTGGAAGAAAAGTTCGTTGGGAAATTCAGTTCTCTAAAACTAGTCCTGCTTTCCAATCTGGCGAGTATGACTTCTATTTCCGTGGTGATCGCCTGGGTGTTGACTCTATTGGTGATCTGGTTGACACAGCAGAATTAGCAGGAATTGTAGAACGTACAGGAGCCTGGTACGTGCTCCCAGATGGTTCAAAGGTCCAGGGTAGGGATGGATTTGTTAATCGTGTTAGAGAAGATTTAGAGCTTCAGGAATCAATCAAGGAAAAGCTTAATGGCTAAGTATACCGTTTATAGTGGTAAGTTTCCTTGCCACACCTGTAAGGTGGAAGTAACATCTTTAAGGCTTTATTCGGAAACACATGAAGTAACTTGGATGTGTCCAGAAAAACACATAAGCACGGTAAAGCTAAACATAAAGAAAAGTAAAAAAGATTATGTCTGAAAAAAGTGAAAGTAAAAGAATTGGTGCAAAGCAGCATAAGAATTCTGGCAGAGGCAATCACAAGGGTGATGCCTCATGGGAAAGCTTTACTATAGACTTTAAAGAGGTTGGAAAATCTTTTACTTTGAATAAAGATGTTTGGGCTAAAGCAACCACAGACGCCATTAGAAATGGCAATGACCCAGCTATTGTTGTTGTTTTGGGAGAGTCTGGAATCAAGACACGCCTAGCCGTCATCGAAATGTCAATTCTTGAACAGCTTATCAATGGAGAAAACTAGAAAGAAGAAAATGGAACAGACAACAATTGAATCAATTAATGGCCTAGCAGAGATTGCAGAGTATATGAATGATGAGGAGCTTAATACAGCCCTCACGTTTATTGCTAAGGTAATTCTAAAGCCAGATATCCCACTAAACGTAGTGACCGTAGAGATAGTTAGATTGCAAGCAATCGCAGCCAAGATGGCATTTAAGGCAACCTGGATGGCCAATGTCGATAAAAGCGATAGGGGCAAGAAGAACCTGTACTATACAGCAGCAGAATCAATCAACAACCTAGTGTCCGCCCTGAAATATATTGCCAGATAGTGTATACTAGAAGGATATAGAAAAGAGTTTTTAAAATGACAAAAAGTTTATTGCAACAAGTAATGCTTAAAACAGAAGAAAAGATTATGTCTCGTCCATCTTTCGTGGACAAGGAGGCACTAATTGAAAAGATTAAGTCTGGTTACACTGTTAAGCGTGTAGATAAGTTCCAGACCAAAAAGACATTTGCCCCAAGCACTATTGCCTATTCTCATGGAGAATGTCCAAGATACTGGTACCTGGCATTTGAGGGTGCAATGTTTGAGGATAACGCAGACGCCTATGGCGGAGCTAACATGACAGCTGGAACAAAGTCTCATGAAAGAATTCAGCAGGCTATGGAAGACGCTGGAATCCTAAAGAATTCCGAATTCAAGATTGCATACTCAGATCCACCAATCTTTGGCTATGGAGATGTAATCTTAGAATGGGAAAATGAAGACCTTCTTGGCGAAATTAAAACAATGCCAAATGAAGGCTTTGAGTATCGTAAACTTGCGGGTAAACCAAAAGCTGGCCACCTAATCCAGCTATTGATTTACATGAAGGTACTAAACAAAAGCAAGGCAATCCTTATTTATGAAAACAAGAATAATCACGAACTTTTGATTTTTCCTGTAGAATTAAATGAGTATTCTTATAAGTGGGTAGAGAACGCTTTTGATTGGATGAGAACAGTCAGAAAGGCTTGGGAAAACAAAACCCTGCCTGAGAAAAACTATAGGTCCAATTCAAAAATTTGTAAGACTTGTCCAATTCGGGCAACTTGTGATCTAGCAGGCTCTGGAGAGATTAAGATTAAATCTTTGGAGTCTTTAGATGAAACATTGTCAATGGTGTGATTCAGGTTTTGAAGCAACCGTTTCTTATCAGATATACTGCTCTGCGGAATGCAGGGATGCTGCAACTAAGGAAAAGATTGCTGAGAGATATCAGCTTTCTCGAATTAGTCGTAGAACAGGAAAAGTTAGAAAATGCAAGACCTGCGATCAAAACTTATCAATCTATAACGATGACCCGATTTGTAGCAAGTGCCTAATAAATCCTATAGAGATATCTAGTGTACTAAAAGATATAAAAAGGTTGTCTAATGGTAAAGGTTAGTCTTTTGAGCAATCCAGTTAAAAATATTTGTGCCATAGATGCTAGCACTAATAGCCTTGCGTTTGCAATATTTAATGACAAGCAATTGGTAGCTTCTGGAAAGATAAAATTTGCTGGTATTGATACCTACGCTAAAGTTGGTGATGCTGCCAGAAAGTCCTTTGCCTTTTTAAAAAACTTTGATATTGATGCAATCGTTATTGAGCATACAGTTTTTATGAATAGCCCAAAGACAGCAGCTGACCTTGCCCTAGTTCAGGGTGGGCTTCTGGGTGCAGCAAGGATGCTTGGTATCAAGAAGTTTGGATCTGTCAGCCCAATAACCTGGCAAAACTATATCGGAAATAAAAAATTGACAACCCCAGAGAAGCTTGAAATTGCAAATGCAAATCCTGGGAAAGCTGCTTCAACCTTAAAGTCAATTGAGAGAGAAGCAAGAAAACAAAAAACCATTAGGTTTGTTAATGCTTATTACGATAAAAACATTTCTGATAATGACGTAGCGGATGCAGTTGCAATAGGTCATTATGCAGTTAGTAACTTACAGAAAGTTGGCTTGTAAAAATGGCAAGTAAGCTGTATACTAATGAGGCCTGGCTAAAAAAGAGGTACTGGTTGGACAAGAAAACTCCAGAAGAAATTGCAAAAGAATGCGGAACAAGCCTAGAGACAATTTATGTCTATCTAGCTAAATTTAAATTAAGGAGGTCTAGAAGATGAGTGCACAAACAGAAAAAGATATTGAAAGAGTTACAGATCAAGTAAAAGAATTATTGATTTCTAAGAATAGGTCTTATGGAGACTCAGCTCTGCATCCTTCAAGAATATTTTCAAAGGCAGATAATGTAGAGCAGCTTCTTGTTCGTATTGATGACAAGCTTTCACGCATACAAAATGGTCACGATTGGCCAGGGGATAACGAGATTGACGACCTACTAGGATATTTAATTTTATTAAAGATTGCCAAAGAAAGATATTCTGATGAACACTAAAAGAAATGCCCCAGTAAAAGAGACCAAGTTTGATAGGGTCGGAGAGATTTTGGTTAATGGAAGATTAATCATTGCTGGCGATATAATTAAGATTCATGGAGAACACGGATCGAAGTTTAGGTTTAATAGCTTGGTTACAAACAAAGAAACTGGGGCTATCTGGATAGACTGTTTTGAGATGGACAAGGCAGTTGCCTCTGCATGGAGATCGTTCAGACCTGATAGAATTAAGCTTATACCAATAAAGAGGGGTAGGAAAAATGTCAACCGAAGATAACCTAATTGAGCATTTAGATCAAGTAAACAAGGTTGTTGAAGAATACCTTAAGGGCAATGACCCAACACAAATATCAAAAGAGCTTTCTATGCCAAGACAAAAGGTCGTTGCTTATATTACTGAGTGGAGGCAGATGGCCTCAGACAATGCTGCAATTAGAGCAAGAGCAAAGGAAGCTTTGGTCGGAGCAGACACTCATTATAATAAGCTAATCACTAAGGCGTATGAGGTTATCGATGACGCAACAACATCAGCTAACCTGAGTGCTAAGACTTCTGCAATCAAGCTAGTGCTAGACATTGAGGCAAAAAGAATTGATATGCTGCAAAAGGCTGGACTACTTGAAAACAAAGAGCTTGCAGAAGAAATGCTAGAGATTGAGCGTAAGCAAGAAATCTTGGTTGGAATCTTAAAAGATATTGCATCAGAGTATCCACAAATTCGTGATGAGATTATGAGAAGGCTTTCTGCTGTTTCAAAAGAGCGAGAGGTTATAACGGTTGTCAACGATGTTTGATGAGTTCTTAGAGGTTCTTAAAGATAATAACTTTGAAGAGACTCCAGTAGACGCAAAGACATTTGTAGAGGGCGAAGACTTTCTTGGTCAGCCGCCGCTTTCCGATGTTCAGTATGACATTGTTGAAGCCATGAGTCAAATTTACAAGCTAGAAGACTTGATAGATTTAATGGGTGCAGAAGAAGGTACCAGGTATTATAAAAAATATACAAAAAATGAAGTTATCCTACAGCTTGGCAAGGGATCTGGAAAAGACTTTACCTCTACTGTAGCATGTTCTTATATTGTGTATAAGTTGCTTTGCCTTAAGGATCCAGCAAGATATTTCGGAAAACCTGCTGGAGATGCGATCGATATTATTAACGTAGCTATTAACGCCCAACAGGCTAAGAACGTTTTCTTCAAGGGATTTAAATCAAAGATAGAAAGATCTCCATGGTTTGCTGGAAAGTTTTATGCAAAGGCAGAATCGATTGAGTTTGATAAATCAATCACAGTTTATTCTGGACACTCGGAGCGTGAGTCTCACGAGGGACTTAACCTTATCCTGGCAGTTCTAGATGAGATTTCTGGTTTTGCTCAAGAGATTGGAACTGGAAATGACCAGGGTAAAACAGCAGATAATATTTATAAGGCTTTCCGTGCTTCTGTAGATTCTCGTTTCCCAGATCTTGGCAAGGTAGCCCTACTGTCCTTCCCACGTTTTCCAGGAGACTTTATATCTCAAAGATATGATTCTGTCATTGCTGAGAAAGACAGTATCCAAAAAACACACAAGTTTATTATGAACCCTGATCTGCCTGAAGATGCTGATGGAAACTCCTTGGAGATTGAGTGGGAAGAAGATATTATTACTTCCTACAAATATCCAGGGGTATTCGCCTTAAAGCGTCCAACCTGGGTAGTAAATCCAACAAGACAGATTGATGACTTCAAGCTAGCTTTTTATACAGACATGGGCGATGCAATGCAAAGATTTGCATGTGTTCCAACTTTTGCCTCTGATGCATTCTTTAAGCAAAGAGATAAGGTTCGTGCCTGTATGACCATTAGAAACCCTATAGACTCTGCTAAAAGATTCGATGAAGCTTTCAAGCCAGATCCGAATAAGAAATATTTTGTTCATGCTGACCTTGCACAAAAGCATGACAAGTGTGCAGTAGCAATTGCTCACGTAGAAAAATGGGTATCTGTTCAGGTCATGAAAGATTATGAGCAAGTAGTGCCAATGGTAATTGTAGATGCTGTTGTTTATTGGGAGCCAAAAGTAGAAGGTCCTGTAAACCTTTCTGAGGTTAAACAATGGATTCAGAATTTAAGACGCCAAGGCTTTGATATCGGAATGGTATCATTTGACCGCTGGCAATCATTTGATATCCAGAATGAGCTAAAGTCTGTTGGAATGAAAACTGAAACAGTGTCTGTTGCTAAAAAACATTATGAAGATATGGCTATGCTTATTTACGAAGAAAGATTAGCTATGCCAGCAATTGAACTTTTGTTTGAAGAGCTAACAGAATTAAAGATTATGAAAAATAATCGTGTTGACCACCCAAGAAAACTTTCAAAAGACTTGGCGGATGCTGTTTGTGGAGCAGTCTTTGGTGCAATATCTCACACACCAAGAGACCAAAACCTTGAGGTAGAGGTTCATACTTTTAGAGATAGGCCAAAGCAAGTTGACACCCTGCCAGACAATGTGATACAATATAAACCCATGCCCAAAGACGTGCAGGAATATTTAGAAAGATTTGATTTACTATAAATCAAAAATAAAAATAAGGAGAAAAAATAATGACTTCATTCAAGAAGCCACTAATTGCTATTGCTTCTGCAGTAGCTCTAGTAGGAACCATGCTAATTGCTGGTCCTGCTAATGCATCATCTGCTACACTAACCGTTTCTGGATCTGCTCCTGCAACAGCAGGAACCTCATCCGCAACTGCAGTTGCTCTCCCAGTTCCTGCAGATAATGATGTAAACTCTGCTGATGCACTTCGCATTGCACTCTCTGGCGTAACTGCTGGAAGCAATGTTGTTGTGACTGCTACTAACGCAAAGATTGTCACAGCTGTTACTTCTGGTTCTACCACTGTTAAGGTCGACTCTGGAGTGTCTACAGCAACAATCTCTACTGGTACTGGAACAACTGCAGATGTTTACGTTTACACAACCACTACTGAAATTGGTACTGTTGTAGTAACTGCAAACAACAACACAACGACTTACTACGTTAAGGGTATTGCAGGTGCTGCATACAACCTAGCTGTAGTTGCTCCAGTTGTTGCTAACCTTGGTGCTGCAGTAGAACTAACTGCAACTGTAACTGACGTATTTGGTAACGCTGTAACAAACGCTACCATTTCATCTACAGTTATTCGTGGTACAGTAGGTTCATTCTCGTACGATGCAACTGACAAGCGTTATGAGGCAACTCTAACCGCTCCAGCTACTGCAGGTACAACTGTAATTGCTAACACAATTACCGCATCTCCTGTAGCAGGTCTTGCAAAGCCAGTAACTGAGGTTGTTTCAAACGTCTCTGTTGCAGATCTTGCTGGACAGGTTGTTGCCCTACAGGCACAGCTTGCTGCTCTAACTGCAGCAACTGTTACAAAGGCACACTACAACAAGCTAGCCGTGCGTTGGAACAAGGCATTCCCAAGCAAGAAGGTTAAGCTAGTCAAGTAATTCATATAAGATGATAGAGGGGAGGGGCAGAAATCCCTCCCTTTTATTATCCTAAAATTTTAAAAAGGAGTTAGAATAGATGTCTATACAAATTGTCTATTTCTCCAATCATTCTGGAAATACAAAGAGGTTTGTAGACAAGCTGGATAACTCATCCATCCGTATTCCAATAAACTGGAACCCTGCTTCACCAGTTTATGCAAATGCAGAATACGTTCTGATGGTTCCAACTTATGGCGGAGGTTCTGAAAAATCCGCAATACCTAAGCAGGTAAAAAGTTTTCTCAATATAGAAGAAAACAGAAATCTATTACGTGGAGTAGTAGGATTTGGCAACACTAATTTTGGGGATAACTACTGCAAAGCCGCAGAGTTAATCTCACAAAAAACTGGGGTACCAGTTATTGCTAGAGTAGAAATATTCGGCACAGACGACGATGTTAGAAAAGTAAAAGAAAGGCTAGGTCTGCTATATGGATAACTACAGTTATCACGAACTAAATGCAATGTTAAATCTCTATGGAGCTAATGGAGAGATTCAGTTTAACAAAGATAAAGAAGCAGCAAAGGCCTATTTCTTAGATCACGTAAATCAGAACACAGTATTTTTTCACAGCCTTGAAGAAAAGCTACACTACCTAGTTGAGAATGAGTACTATGACGCTAGTGTTTTGGATCAGTATAGTTTTGAGTTTATCAAGGATCTATTTAAGCACACATATTCTTACAAGTTTAGATTTCCTACATTTGTTGGGGCCTACAAGTTTTACACTTCATACGCCCTAAAGACTTTCGATGGTGACCGTTACCTAGAGCGTTTCGAAGACAGAATTGTTATGAACGCACTATTGCTTGCTCGTGGCGATGAGGCCATGGCTAAAGATGTTGTAGACGAGATTGTTTCAGGTCGCTTCCAGCCAGCTACCCCAACATTTTTGAATGCTGGAAAGGCTCAGCGTGGAGAATATGTTTCCTGCTTCTTGCTTCGTGTAGAAGATAACATGGAATCTATTGGTCGTGCTGTTAACTCTTCTCTACAGCTTTCAAAGCGTGGTGGTGGTGTAGGGCTCAATCTAACTAACGTTCGTGAGCTTGGTGCTCCAATTAAAAAGATTCAGGGGCAATCCTCTGGAATCATTCCAGTTATGAAGATGCTTGAAGACGCATTCAGCTACGCCAACCAGCTAGGTGCTCGTCAGGGTGCAGGTGCGGTTTACCTAAACGCCCACCACCCAGACATCATGCGTTTCCTAGACACCAAGAAAGAAAATGCTGATGAAAAAACTAGGATTAAAACCCTAAGTTTGGGTGTGGTTATTCCAGACATTACTTTAGAGCTAGCTCGTACTAACGAGGACATGTACCTGTTCTCCCCTTACGACGTTGAGAAGGTCTACGGTATTCCAATGTCAGACATTTCTATTACTGAAAAGTACCAGGAGATGGTCGATGACCCAAGAATTACAAAGACTAAGATTAAGGCTCGTGAATTTTTTGAGCGAATTGCAGAGATTCAGTTTGAGTCTGGCTACCCATACATTGTTTATGAAGACACTGTAAATAAGGCTAACCCAATCCAGGGTCGCATCAACATGTCGAACCTTTGCTCTGAGATCTTGCAGGTCAACACCCCAACCACCTACAACGCTGACCTAAGCTACAAGGAAATTGGAAAAGATATTTCTTGTAACCTTGGTTCTTTAAATATTGCTAAAACCATGGAGTCCCCAGATTTTGGTAAAACGGTTGAGGTAGCTGTACGATCTCTTACAGCTGTATCAGAACTATCATTTATTGATTCCGTAATGTCAGTTGCTGAGGGTAATAAAAAGTCTCGTGCTATTGGTCTGGGCCAGATGAATCTGCATGGTTATTTTGGTAAAGAGCGTATGCACTATGGTGATGAAGAGTCTTTAGACTTTACTAATATATACTTCTATACAGTCTTGTATTATGCACTAAGGGCATCCAACAAGCTTGCTATAGAAACTGGACAACCATTTGATGGATTTAAAAACTCTGGATATGCTGATGGAACATTCTTTGTAAAGTATTTGGCTCAAGAGTGGAAGCCAAAAACTAGCAAAGTTGCCAAGCTTTTTGCAGATGCAAACATTCACATTCCTACTCAGGATGATTGGAAGTATCTAGCAAATAACGTAATGGTGTTTGGTCTTTACAACCAGAACCTTCAGGCTGTTCCTCCAACTGGATCTATCTCTTACATCAACAACTCAACTAGCTCCATCCACCCAATCGCATCACAGATTGAGATCCGTAAGGAGGGAAAGCTTGGTCGTGTTTACTACCCAGCTCCTTTCCTAACCAATGATAACCGTCAGTATTTCCAAGATGCCTACGAGATTGGTCCTGAGAAGATTATCGACGTCTACGCTGCTGCAACCCAGCACGTGGACCAAGGCCTGTCTCTGACACTGTTCTTTAAAGATACAGCTACAACTAGAGATGTAAATAAGGCACAAATTTATGCTTGGAAAAAGGGTATTAAGACTATTTATTACATTCGTATTAGACAGGATGCCCTAGATGGAACAGAGATGGAAGGTTGCGTATCATGTCAGCTATAACTAGACCAGTTAACTGGAATAAGATTGAAGATCCAATTGATCTAGAGGTATGGAATAGGCTAACTGCTAACTTCTGGCTGCCTGAGAAGGTGCCAATCTCAAATGATATTCAGTCCTGGGGAATGCTTAGGGATAACGAAAGACTCTTGACCATGCGTGTTTTCACAGGACTAACCATGCTTGATACAATCCAGGGTACTGTAGGATCAATGTCAATCATTCCAGATGCCCGTACACAACACGAAGAGGCAGTAATAACAAATATTGCCTTTATGGAGTCTGTACATGCTAAATCATATTCTAGTGTATTTTCTACGCTATCATCTACCCAGGAAATCGAGGATGCCTTTAGGTGGTCAGAGGACAACCCATACCTTCAGAAGAAAGCTGAGATTGTTCTAAGCTATTACCGTGGGGATGACCCTTTAAAGCGTAAGATTGCTTCTACTCTGCTAGAATCATTCCTGTTTTACTCAGGCTTCTACTGGCCAATGTACCTATCTTCGAGGGCAAAGTTGACAAATACAGCTGACCTAATTAGACTTATTATTAGGGACGAGGCTGTTCATGGCTACTACATTGGATATAAGTTCCAGCTTGCATTTAAGGAAGAGTCTGAAGAACGCCAGTCGGAATTAAGGGATTACACATATGCGATGCTAATGGAGCTGTATGACAATGAGATTAGGTATACAGCTGAACTTTATGATGAGGTTGGACTAACTTCTGATGTTAAGAAATTCTTACACTACAACGCAAACAAGGCATTAATGAATTTAGGATTCGATGCACTATTTCCGAAAGAGCAGTGTGATGTAAATCCTGCAATTCTTTCTGCATTATCTCCAAATTCTGATGAAAACCATGACTTCTTTTCAGGATCTGGCTCATCATATGTTATTGGAAAGCACGAATCAACTACAGACGATGACTGGGAATTTTAATTTACATTAAATAAAATGTTATAATTATCCTGTTAGTATACGACTAACAAGGAGAAGAAAATTAAAACCCTAAGTAGAATTTTCTTAGCTTTTGCTATATCGTTTGGCCCCCTTTTTCTCGCTGCCGATGCTGCACATGCTAATGAAGCCGTTTGTGATACGCACCAGGTAAATGGTGGAGATCAGGCATTCCTGATGAATCTAAATACCCCATTAGAGTTTGGTGGCACTGTATATAATGGTAACGTTTATGTCAGTCCAAAAGGAACAGTCACCTTTGGTCAGGGTGACTATACTTTTTGGAGTTACCCAGCAACACCATCAATATCAATTGGTTCATGGGACTACCATGCTTTTGCTAATGACGGAAGCTCCCAGTGGGATCCAGGATGGGGTGTTGGGAAAAATTTATATGTTAAGTATGGGTCAACAGCCACTTCTATTTGCGTTGACTGGAAGGTAATGGTATGGGGTCAGTCTTCTGGAGAACCAATCTATATAAGAATGATTGCAGAAGTAAATCCAGTAAACTACACTTGGACTCCAACCTATCAGGTAAGCTCAAATGCACCTACTGGTGCTAGGTATGGTGTTCGTTATACACAGGGTGGTCCAGTACAGCCTTTAGAAATTCAAACAATTACTGAGCCTCCAGTAGAGAATCCAGTTATAGAGCCTACCCCTGATCCATCCCCTGAGCCGCCCGTTGAACCAGAGCCACAGCCCTCCACACCAGCAACCCCAGAACCAGAACCGTCACAGGAGCCATCGCCAGAACCAACGACACCACCACAGCCAGTGGAACCAGAGATACCAATAGAGCCAACCCCAGAACCTGTAGAACCTTCTCCAGAACCTTCACCTAATCCTCCTATAACACCTGTAGACCCAATTATACCAGAACCAGAAGGAGAACCGCAAGTTGAGCCTAGCCCAGAACCCACCACCATTCCACCTACGGAAGAGCCAGCACCTGAACCTACGCCTAGCGAGGAACCTACTGAAGAGCCAACGGAGAATGAGCCTGAACCGCTACCAGAGCCAGAGCAAACAGAAGAACCTGGATCAATAGACCCAATTGTTACAGCTGAAGAATTACCAGAAGAGCTTTCTTCTGAAGATCTAATGCAAGTAGACTTAGAGCAAATTGTAGCCACAGATCTTACAGAGGCCCAGGCAGAAGCTCTAATCGAAGCAGCCCTTGAAACCTTTGAAACAGCTGAGCCAGGCTCCCCAGAGTACGACCAGGCCCTTGAGGCCCTACTTGTAGCTGCTCAGCAAGACGATATTGTTCTAGATGAAGCTTTGGCAGCCATACCACTTCTTGGAGATGTTTTAGGTGGAGCAACAGAGCTTATTAACTTTTTAGGAAATGCGGGGGCAGACATGTCTCCACAAGTTAGAGAAACAGCAGAAGACATTGTTGTAGTTTCAGTAGTAGTTGCCCAAGTTGTTGGGGTATCTACAATATCAGCCATGTCATCAACAAGTATAAGGAGACCGTAAGATGAAATTCTTAAAGGCATTAGTTAAGGACATAGTAGAGCAAGCATGGACATTGCTTGGTATGCTTGTCGCTTGGCTTGTTCTTGAGGGCTCTGCCAGAGATCTGGTAGGAAACCTCATATTAGTTACCCTATTAATATGGGTGATCACATTTCCGATTTTTCGTTATGAAAAAGAAGATAAATAGTAGATAGGAAACCCAAAAATGGAACAAGAATATGGAGTAACTGGTGGCTGGGCCACAGTTAAAAACATGATCTTTAGGATTGTAGCAGTATTTGCAGCATCTGGACTTACCGTCCTAGGTGCAGGAGCAGTTGTAGGTGTTGACCTAATCTCTGCTGTGCTAATGGCTGGAATTCTAGGGGTAGCTTCAGTAGTTGAAAAACTAGCACGTGCCTACCTAGACGATGGTAAGCTAAGTATGGACGAAATCAACCAGGCTTTTGCCACAGTTGACAAGAAGTCAAAATAAGCTTTAAACCCTATTTGACATACCCCTCTGGATGGTGTATACTGATACAGTAAATCATTATCTAAGAGGGGTTTTGTCATGGCGTTTGACCTAAAGTCTGTGCCTAATTTTAATGTTCAAGAGACTACTTTGGGTCCTATTGACGTAGTCTTAAAAGATGAAGTCTATTATTTATATAATGATGGGATCCAGTGGATGACCCTTTCTCCTAGCCGTCAAGAAGTAAAAGAGCTATATTCATCCTATGAACTAGCCTATGGAGATGTTTTAATTACTGGGCTTGGTTTTGGAATTCTAGCTTTATGGCTTTGTGATAAGCCAAATATAAAAAGTGTGACGGTAGTTGAATCTTCTTCCGATGTAATTGAAATTTTTAAAAAATTTAACCAAATTCCAGAAAAGCTAACAATTATAAATGATAATGCTAGTACGTTTAATACAGATGTAAAATATGACGGGATATTCTTAGATCACTATGAGCTTCAGAATTGGGACTGGAGACTAAAAGATATGCAAGAAATTTGTTCCAGAATAAAGCATGATGTTTTTTGGGCATGGGCTTTGGAAGAAGCTTACTTGTTTAAAACTCACAAGCTAGATAGAAAAAATTTACATTCTCTACTAAACAATTATCAATATTTTCTAGACATTTCAGACATCGCTTCAGGCTGGCAAGATTTTGCAAAAAAGTTTTTCCCAAATGAGCAATCTTTGTTAGAAATAAAAACTGAAAAAATTGAAGAATATATCTATAGATTTTATAATAAACCACTTATAGAGTACAAGCTAAAAAACTTTTCGGAGGGAGAACTGTGACCTGTATTGTCGGTCTAAAAGCCAATAATAAAGTATACATTGCTGGGGAGCGTGGAGCATCTACTGACGATAGCATAATGAATTTAACAAAACCTAAGATTCATCGCTTTGGCCCATACGTAATTGGCTTTGCTGGAACTATGGAGGGACAGAGATTGGCCTATACCTTTGACCCTCCACGACCACATGAGGACGAAAACCTAGATGAATTTATGCACACAACGTTTTTAAAATATTTGAGGGAATTCTATGATGAGTGGTGGGTAGACACATCAAAAGATTCAGAGCTAGAGATGATTATTGGAATTAAGGATAGGCTTTATGAGCACAGCTCTTCCGATATGTCTTTAAATGATTATTCTTTAGGATATCTTTCTATAGGTTCTGGGTATCATTTTGCTTTAGGCTATCTGTATGGAGCTACATCATTTGATAATCCAGAAGAAATTGTGCAGGGGGCAGTAAAAGCAGCCATAAAGTTTTCTCCAACATGTTCTGGAACGATTGACATTCTTAGCACTTAGTGCTAAAATATAGCTATGGAAAAAGATATTACATTTGAAGAATGGCTTCAGCAGGGGCTTTCAAAAGGTTTTTGTGGACCAGCAATTTGTTATCCCCATGATGGATTGCCATTAAGTCAGCAGGAAGATGAGGCTTATGACGGTGGGGACGATCCATGCATTCATATCATAAGGCTGTATGAAGATCTAGAAACAAAGAAAGCAGTAGAAGAGAATCACTCTCCCTCCATTTGGAGAGCTACCAATAGCGGATTTGATTTATAAAAATTGAAGGGTATGAAATTGAAAAAAATAGTAGGATTGCTAGTAGTAGCAATTGCATCTTTTACAGTAACTCCAGCACATGCAAACTCAGAAACATCAGTAGCTATTATTGATAGCGGATTCGACACTAGCGTTATTAATAACATTGTAGCAGAGGCCTGCATCCTGACACTAAAAAGTGGGTGCAACAACGGAACTGGATTTGAAGAGGGTCCTGGAGCAGCATCCTCAAACATTCCTATCAGATTTAACTGGGTAAATGAGTGGAAACACGGAACCAGGATGGCAAGTATTGTTAACCAAATCAATCCAAATGCTAAGTTAATTTTGATTCGAAATGCTGCTGTTATACCATCAGGCTCAGTAAATGTTGGATCAGAAAAAGACTTTAATCTAGCACTGCAGTGGGTAATTAAAAATAAAGCCAAGTATAATATTTCTGCAGTATCTTTTTCAAGAGGTTCTAACACTGTAACTAAGACTGGGGTATGTCCAATTAATAAGGACATCCAAACAAATATTATCGCATTACAAAATCTTGGTACGGCGACAATAATTGCTGCAGGGAATAACTCAGACAAGATAAACGTTAGCTATCCTGCGTGTATTCCAGAAGCAGTAGCTATTAGTGGAATTTATTCTCACAGCTATACTCCAAAAGTATGGTCTTCGTATCGTCAAACACGTGGGACTAACTCAGGGGTATTGACAGATTTCTTTGCGTATGGTAACTTTAATACACCAGCTGGACCAGTAGCAGAGTCTACATCTTCTTCAGCAGCTGCATTTGCTGGTTACTGGAGTAAGGTATCAAATGGAAATTACTTTGAAACATATTCAAAAATTTCTTCAGTAATGACTTCACAAAAATTTATTGATGTGCTAAACTAAGGAGGAATAAAGTGCCAGCAAAAACAAAAGGTTCTCGTAATGATAATCGACCAAACGGAAAGGCTTCAAAAAAGCATCCAAGGGTATTTGATCCAGTAAAGCGTCGTTTAGTTATTAAGTAGTTTTTCCCCCTTAGCTCAGCGGCAGAGCAGAGAGCTGTTAACTCTAAGGTCCGTGGTTCGAATCCACGAGGGGGAGCTAATGGTGTGGTCCATACCACTTCCACAT